TAGAGGTCATAGGAGACCACTGACCCAAGGCCCATGTCATGAAACGCCCCAACGCGCTCCCACCCGACCGAATGACACCCGTCGAACGTCGGACCGAACTGTGCGGCCTGCTGGCGCTCGGGCTGGTTCGGTTGCGTATGCGGAATGGGGTCGAAGTCTCTGACAAAACAGAAGAAAGTTTCCTACACTCTCCGCCCGACCGATGCCTTCATGCAACTCCAACTCATGAGGAGACAACATGACGACGCACGATCCCATCCCCACGCGCCTGGCGGCGCTGAAGACCACGCCGACGCCTGACCTGAAGGCGCAATGGCGCGAGCTCTTTGACAGCGAACCGCCGCCGTTCAATCGCCGCTACCTCGAGAGCCGGCTGGCCTACCGCATCCAGGAGCTCGCCTATGGCGGGCTGAAGCCCGAGACGGTCCGGCGGCTGGAGCGCATGGGCGAGGACCTCGACGGTGGCGATCGTAAGAAGAGCCGCATCCGCGCCGACCTGAAACCCATCACCGGCACGCGCCTGATCCGCGAGTGGCAGGGCGTCGAGCATGTGGTCGCCGTCACCGCCGACGGGTTCGAGTGGCAGGGGCGGCCCTACAAGTCGATCTCGGCGATTGCCCGCGCCATCACCGGCACGCGCTGGAACGGCTGGGTCTTTTTCGGCTTGAAATCACGGAGGGCGCGGACATGACGAAACCGATCGTCCGAAAACAGCGCTGCGCGATCTACACGCGCAAATCCTCCGAGGAGGGGCTGGAGCAGGAGTTCAACAGCCTGCACGCCCAGCGGGAGGCCTGCGAGGCGTTCGTGGCCAGCCAGCGCTCCGAGGGCTGGGTGCTGGTCCGCGACCAGTATGACGACGGCGGCATCTCGGGCGGCACGCTGGAACGCCCCGGCCTGCAACGGCTGCTGGAGGACATCGAGGACGGGCTGGTTGACGTGGTCGTGGTCTACAAGATCGACCGCTTGAGCCGCTCTCTCGCCGACTTCGCCAAGCTGGTCGAGGTGTTCGACCGGAACGGCGTGACGTTCGTCTCCGTCACGCAGTCCTTCAACACGACCACGTCGATGGGGCGGCTGACGCTGAACATCCTCCTCTCATTCGCTCAATTCGAGCGTGAGGTGACCGCCGAGCGCATCCGCGACAAGGTCGCCGCCAGCCGGAAAAAGGGCATGTGGATGGGCGGGATACCGCCCTACGGATATCGCGTCGAAAACCGCAAGCTGCTGGTCGACGAGGAAGCCGCCGAGCATGTCCGCTGGATCTTCGCCCGGTTCCTCGAGATCGGCTCGGGCACGGAACTGGCGCGCGAGGTGGGCACGCGCGGCATCCGCACCCTGCGCGGCAACCGCATCGACAAGAAGTACCTCTACCGGATGCTCAACAACCGCGCCTACATCGGCGAGGCGGTGCACAAGGGCGACAGCTACCCCGGCGAGCATGACGCGATCATCGACCGCGAAACATGGGACCGCGTCCATGCGATCCTGCAGGAAAGCCCCCGCAAGCGCGCCGCGCGCACACGTGCCGACACGCCGGCGCTGCTCAAGGGGCTGCTCTACGGCCCGGATGGTGCCGCGTTCTCGCCGACGCACACCCGCAAGGGCGACAAGCTGTACCGCTACTACGTCAGCCAGACGGTGCTGAAGCACGGTGCCGGTGCGTGCCCCGTCGGTCGAGTTCCAGCGGGTGAGATCGAGGCGGCCGTGATCGACCAGCTGCGCGCCGTGTTCCGGCAGCCTGAGATTGTGGCCGGCATGTGGAAGGCGGCCCGTGCCCATGCTGACGACATCACCGAGGCCGACGCCCGCGCGGCCCTGCAGCAGCTCGATCCGCTGTGGGACGAGCTCTTCCCTGCCGAGCAGGCTCGCATCGTGACGCTGCTGATTGAGTGCGTGGACATCGGCACGGACGGTCTCAACGTCCGGCTCCGCATCGATGGTCTCGGCGGCCTCGCGCGCGAGATGCTGGCAGGAGACATGGGAGCGGCCGCATGACCCGCGGGACCGCGATCCCCGAGACGGTAACGGTGCACGTCCCGTTCAGCATCGTGAAGCGTGGCGGGCGGAAGGAGATGCAATTGCCGGACGGCGCCACGCTGTCGCGCAGGACCGACAGCGCGCTGGTCAAGGCGCTGGCCCGGGCTTTGCGCTGGAAACGCATGTTGGAATCCGGCGAGTTCGCCACCATCGCCGAACTGGCCCAACGCGAGGGCATCGCGCCCTCCTACATGACCCGCGTCCTGCGCCTGACCCTCCTAGCCCCGGACATCGTTGAGGCGATCGTGGACGGCACGCAGGGGGCGGAGGTGACGCTGGCGCAGGTACTGGAGCCATTTCCGCTCACGTGGCAGCAGCAGATTTCGCATTTTTCTCTGTAGGCGTAAAACTGCACAGTGAGGAATTGACTCGTTGCGTACGCTCGCCTAAATCTCTGTAATCGGGCATACAGAGGGTTCTCCGATGCGGCTTGCGGCGCTCTCCGACATCCACTCCGGCTACACGGCGCGCGGCAGGCTCGATCCGCTGCCAGAGGGTGGCGTGCCGGCCTTGCAGCTGCGCGACGTCGGGACGGACGGCCAGGCGCCGGGCCCGAACTTCCAGAGGTACGATCTGGGCAAGCTGTCTGACCGATACTTCGTCCGCGGCGGCGAGGTGGTCTTTCGCTCGCGCGGCGAGCCGAACGCTGCGGCGGCCATTCGCGATCCGCTGCCGGAACCTGTCGTGGTCATCGTCCCGCTGGTGATCGTTCGCCCCGACAGGGAGCGCGTTCTCCCCGAATACCTGGCGTGGGCCATCAACCAGCCCGACGCGCAGCGCCGGCTTGGCGCGGAGGCGCAGGGCACAAGCCTTAGGATGATCCCGATGGCGGTCCTCGAAAACCTCGAGATTGCCGTCCCCGACCTGCCCACGCAGAAACGCATCGTCGAACTCAATGCCCTCGCCCGGCAGGAGAGGCAACTGCTCCGCCAGCTGGCCGCTCGCCGGGAAGAACTCGTAAGCGCCATTCTCGGCGAGGCCGCGAAGGCGGCCGACCAGAAGGAAATCGCCTGATGACCGACCAAGTTACCCAACAGCAGATCAACCAGACCGCCTGGACGGCCTGCGACACCTTCCGGGGCGCCGTCGATGCCGGTCAGTACAAGGACTACATCCTGGTGATGTTGTTCCTTAAGTACATTTCCGACCTCTGGAACGACCATGTCGAGTCCTACCGCAAGCAGTTCGGTGGCGATGAAGCCCGCATCCGCCGGCGCCTCGAGCGCGAGCGTTTCATCCTGCCCGAGGGCGCAAGCTTCTACGACCTGCACGCCCAGCGGAACGAACCCAACATAGGCGAGCTGATCAATATCGCGCTCGAGAAGATCGAGGACGCGAACCGCGCCAAACTGGAAGGGGTCTTCCGGAACGTCGATTTCAACAACGAGGCCAATCTCGGCCGTCCGAAGGACCGGAACCGCCGTCTCAAGAACATGCTTGAGGACTTCGCAAAGCCCGCGCTCGACCTGCGCCCGTCGCGAGTGAGCGAGGACATCATCGGCGAGTGCTACATCTACCTGATTTCCCGTTTCGCCTCGGACGCCGGGAAGAAGGCTGGTGAGTTCTACACGCCCACGGCCGTGTCCCGTCTGCTGGCGAAGCTGGCCGCGCCAGAGCCGGGCAGCACGATCTGCGATCCCGCCTGCGGGTCGGGCTCGTTGCTGATCCAGGCATCACAGGAGGTCGGGTCCGAGAACTTTTCCCTGTACGGTCAGGAAGTGAACGGTGCCACTTGGGCGTTGGCCCGAATGAACATGTTCCTCCACGCCAAGGACGCCGCGCGCATCGAGTGGAGCGACACGCTCAACAGCCCTGCGCTGGTCGAGGGCGATCACTTGATGCGGTTCGACGTGGTGCTCGCCAATCCGCCGTTCTCGCTGGACAAGTGGGGCGCGGAAGACGCGGGCACCGACCAGTACAAGCGCTTCTGGCGTGGCGTGCCGCCCAAGTCCAAGGGCGACTACGCCTTCATCACCCACATGATCGAGATCGCCAAGCGGCAGTCCGGCCGCGTGGCTGTGGTCGTCCCGCATGGCGTGTTGTTCCGGGCCGGGGCCGAGGGGCGCATCCGGAAGCATCTGATCGAGGAGAACCTGCTCGACGCGGTCGTCGGCCTGCCCGCCAACCTGTTCACGACAACAGGGATCCCGGTCGCCATCCTGATCTTTGACCGCTCGCGCGAGGAAGGCGGCGCGAACGCGGACCGGCGCGAAGTGCTGTTCATCGACGCCAGCAAGGAGTTCACACCGGGCAAGACCCAGAACGTGATGGACGAGGCGCATGTCGCCAAAGTGCTGGAGACCTACGGCGCCCGCGCCGAGGGCGAGCGGTATTCGCATCGGGCGGCGCCTGAGGAGATCGCCGAGAACGGCTACAACCTCAACATCCCCCGCTACGTCGACACCTTCGAGCCGGAGGACGAGATCAACGTCGCGGCCGTGCAGAAGGACATCGTGCGAATCGAGGCCGAGCTGGCTGATGTCCGGGCGAAGATGGCCGGGTATCTGAAGGAGCTCGGCGTTGATGCGTGAAAGGCCCCAGAGTTTCCCAAGCGTCGCTTTGGCGAAATTGGTCCAAAAGGGCCGAAAAATTACCTACGGCATTGTCCAGCCCGGCGAGTTCGTTGCTGACGGAGTGATCTTGGTAAGGGGCCGCGACTACTCAGCAGGTTGGCGCGACATTGATGGCTTCATGCGCGTGACGCCAGAAATTGACGCACCCTACAAGCGTTCGAAACTCAAGCCCGGTGATCTTGTGTTGACGATTGTCGGCGCGAACACCGGAACGGTCGCGGTGGTTCCCGCTTGGCTTGATGGCGCGAACATTACGCAGACCACCGCTCGGATTGCCGTCGATTCAACGAAGGCTATTCCTGGCTATGTCGAGCAGGTCCTTCGATCGGCAATCGGACAGGAAGCGGTCTATAGGTTCCAAAAAGGCGGTGCACAGCCAGGTCTCAACCTAGCCGACGTTGAGAAGTTTGAGATACCGCTTCCCCCGCTCCCCGAGCAGCGCAAGATCGCCGAGATCCTGCGGAC